GACCAAGGGAGAACTCTGCGCGGACTGAATCAGACTTGGCTTACAGTGGCTTTGGCTCGTCTGCTCTCACGAACTGGGCCAGAGAGGTTATCACGCTCCAGCGGGTCGAGACTGAGGACAATCAGCCTTTGACATGTAGTCTGACTATGACAAAGAGACGCCTGCGTTCTAATATGAAGTGTTTCGAGAAGGGCCTGCCGACCTCGAAGATTTACATCAGACACAGTCCTACGCCAGACAGGCATGGAATGATTTGGCAGCAGTGCTTTAAGCCAGAACCAGTCGAAGAGAAATCAAAGAAAAGAAAATGAACTACACAAAGATCGGAGCACTACCAACGCATAGGTACATCTGGGTGGACAGCGAGTACACTCATGCAGAGCCTTGTGGCCTAGTCGAGGCTATGTGGGTGGGCTTAACAGCCATCCCTGGGCGAGCGTGGGGGATTAACGTAATCCTACGAGACGGGGGCGCACTGTACCGCAATATCCCGCCTCATGCTGTAGCGTTCAGCAAGGATGCTGCACCTTGGCATATTCAGGCTGCACAAATGTGGGACTGTTACAGCTACAACTTCTCAGTGCTCCAGAATCCGATTATGCGCGGGATGGAAGTCATTGTAGTCTGGAAAGACAATGTGTTGTACGGAGAGTACCTGTTCTCTGTAACGCACCTTCACGATGGTTGGTCAGACTCCCCGGATCAGGACAAGGAGTTTATCTTTGTGAAGTTAAACAATGGTAGACTGACAATCCAGCCTACCAACAGAGTGCGCTTCATCGACCACAGTTTCACGACAAACGAACTGCCAAAGTTGAAACTGCAAGAAACAGTCTACAGTTGCGAATAATGAATCCACGTTCTGAAACACCAAAAGACGAAGGTCCATGGGGCTGGCAGTCGCGTGAAGCGGTCAAGAAAGCCGGGCAACTTGGCCCCAATCACTACGCAATCTACTGCGCTTTGACACACATTCAGAGCGCAGCTCCAAGCCCTCACAAGCGCAGATTTGCCGCCTCATACGAGGAGATCGCAAGCCATGTTGGGTGCTCAGAAAGGACTGTTGCGAGGTGCCTAGTAGACCTCCAAAAAGCGGAGTTGATCCATGTCTTTTCGGGCTCAAACGGAGGTCGTAGAGCGACCCGTAATGCCTTTTTTTTGGCCTCGATTAGCTATGACTCACAGGCACACGGCTATGACTGTGTGGCAGACGGCTATGACTCACAGTCAGGGCTCGTGAATGCCACACAGTCATACCACGTGAATGCCACACAGTCATCCTTTAGTAAGAAAAAGAACAAATACAAGGCGGGGCCTCAAGCCCCCGCCGTTGTATTAAAGAAAGCAGAACCGCAGCCCACTTGCTCGCCCTTGAGGGGCGGCAGTGGTCAGCAAAAGAACCCGGAGATCATCCACGACTTTTCGCACCTGCCAGAACGTGACAGGGCGTACATGGTGATGATGCGTGCAATCGCTGCCGAGGCTGACGAGGCGATTGCGGAACAGCGCAGGCAAGCAGAGGTTGAAAAGTTTTCCTAAAGTCCAAGCCGACCCAAGCCGATACCAACTTTGATGACAACGACACACCACACTAACTCGCTCATCAGGGACGTAATCATCCCTGAGGAGATCGCAGTGCTCAAACGGACCATCCGCAGGCTCGTTGACCGGGCTAACCAGCTCGAGGGCGAACTTAGGGGCGCTCTCTGCCTCCTCGACCACGTTGACGCAAGTAATGTGACACTGCACTGGGGCAAGGTCAGCGAGTTCATGGCAGACCGCAGACAGCTCAATCACAACTTTGAGGAGATCACTAAACTGCCAATAGAGGCCCTTGGCAGCCCCGTGAAGGCGCCTAACCCACTCGACTAATATGACCACAGCCAACGATATGAAAACCAAAGAAGAACTAGAACAAGTCTGGGACATGCTTCACCGCGCTATGATGGTCATCACCGATCTTACCGGTCACTACGAGCCGAACTGGAGGCTGAAGCAGGAGATAGACGACCTGCTTGAAGGTATTCATGAACTGGAGGGGCCACAGGAATGAGCATGGCACCACACGAGCGTATCGAACACACTCTTGCCATAGAGACGCTCAAGGCTGCACTCAAAGAGGCAAACCAGCGTGCATCACGCTGGGAGTCTTGGGCGATCAGGCTCGAAGTCCAAATGATGCGTGAAGGATGGACGCTGGAAGACTTTGAACAGATGTCTAGTTCTGGAGTTCCGAGACCAAAGTTGGAATAGAACCTATCCAGACACAAAAAGAGGGCGCCCCGGGAGACTGGAGCGCCCTCTTTGCTTAGGGGGACGATTACTGTTTAGTCCCTTTGGCTGCCAATCGCAATGCCCGCCTTTGAGCGTGATGATTGTCTCTTGCCACTTTGGCACATTCAGCGTTGCAAGTCTTGGACCAGCCTGAACCAGACATCCTAGCCTCAAACTGAGATCCACACACTGTGCAGTTGTGTACCGGCCTAAGTTTACCAGGCTTCCTGCAAGCCCTTTTAACACACGCCTCAGAACACGTTTTGATCCAACGCTCTTTGGCCCGAAACATGGTGCCACACACTGTGCAGGACTTCTGAAGCCTACACTCTGTACAGGTGTCGTATTTCATCGCTATGCGGATGAATGGTTCTTTGCACCTGATGCAGGTGATCTTTTGCCAGTCAGCAATCCGCTGTTTGCGAGTGGGCTCTAGTTCGAGTTCTTCCTTTTCAGGTGGCGTGATCAGCCCGGCAGCAATGGCTCTTGCGACAAGGAATGGCATCTCTTCCATTCCCTTTGGTGCAGCGGGTACTGTCTGGTCAATGAACTTATCTCCAAGGCAACGAGTGTGCCGGGTAGGAGCAGAGTAGTAGGGGTGCCCGTTCATTGTGCTCATATTAGCGTGTGCAGTTAATGGCCCAGAGGTTGACGATGACGAGGATGACCAGCGCAGTAGACTCGACCAGGTTTGTGCTGCCGACCAAGGCAAGCAGGTCGATCATCAGGAGTGCTGCAATGGTAACCAGCTTAACGGATGTCCACCGGCGGGCGTTGGGTTGAACGGCTGAGAAGTCCAGCTTGATGCCGGGTTCAGGGTAGTCGTCTGTGTGAGACGGTGAGGCGATGTCAGGTTTGGAGTAGCGTGATGTGCTCATAGATTTGGGTCCCCTTTTTTGGGGCAAGTTCAGTTTTGAGAAATGGTTTGTCCAATTTCCGATTTTAGGAATCGGAAAACGGAAGCGGGAGGTTTAGGAGAATCTTCCTGGGCGGGTGAGATTGTTCGGTGAACCATATCGGTGCAGTCACCGATATGATCCAGGCCGGCCAGCTCCCAGCCGAGCCAGCTCCTGGCACAAGCCAGACTAGCCAGCTCCAGGCCGGGTCCCCTTTTTTTGAGTAAAATCAGAATTGGATTTTGGGTTCAGCGATTTTCAAACTCAGTATTTTTACTGCGGAAACAGGCTGTTTTGAGGGGTCACTAGGGGTGCCTAGGGGTCACTTTGGGGTCATTTCAGACCCTTGGAGCCTGCCATTCTAGGCTCAAGAAGGGCTGTTCTGATGGTGCTTTGTTTGTTGGCAAGGTCGTGATAGCTGAAAGAGGGCAAAGGGCTTTTTAAGGGGTGTTTTGTACGTTTTAGGAGAGTATAGGGAAAAGGGGTGAGAAGGGGTGGGAGGCTAAGGTGTAAACGCAAAAAAGGAGCACCCTTTGCAGGGTGCCCCTTGTTCGGGCTTGCGCTTAGTTGTAGGTGCCTTTTAAGGGCGGTCTGATTTGTTGGAGCGAGTCACTCGGTAGCGCCATGTTTTGGCGAACAAGCGAGCGTCTTTAGCAGTCTTGAAAACTAGGCTCTTGTCCATGTCTGCCCAAAGGAAATCGAGTCTCCAAAAAGCGCCGGAACGGTAAAGGGTGGCGCTCATTAGTTGGCATCCCTTTCATTGATTGCCTTTTGCATTGCCAGTGTAGGGGCTTCGCCATCAGCCAGCTCTTCCATAGCCTCAGCAAGGCCATTCTTTTCAAGGGTCCAGTCTAAAAACTCTGAACGGGTCATTTTTTGAAAGCGTAAGCGGTTGAAACTAGGGCAAATGCCACAGAAATGGCAAATACGGTTTTAAGGAGGGTGATGGGGTCCATTTTGTTTATTTTGTTAGGTTTAGCGAAGCCGAAGGGCTTCCCTATGTCCCCGCCGGAACGGAGACAACGGGAAACACTCTACTTGCGAAATAGAGACAAGAGGGAGTCGGCGTCTGAAAAGCTGAAAAGCAGGATCGCAGAATGATCGGCACCGCAAGCTCGCGCTATAGGTGCAAGGCCCTTGGATTCTAAGAATTTAACAGCTCCAGCTTCTGCGTCTCTTGCTGTGTAATCGTATGAGATTGTGAGGGATTCATCAAAGCGGGGGAGATTGAGCTTAATTCTTGAACCTCTGCAATTTGTCGGCCCGATATAGCGAACGGTGCAGGCGACAAGGTTTTGTGCTTCTGATTTGTTGAAGTAAGTTAGGGTTTGCATGGTGTGTGGGTTGGGTTGGGTTGGGTTGGTTGGGTTTGGGTTAAATGCTGTTAGCAAACTCGCGCATTTCGCGAATGTAGTCAGGCCCAGCAGTTGGAGTTACACGCCATCCGGCGCGGCGTGCAGCACGATTGCCTTTGCCTTTGGCGTTGTTGGCGCTGGGGTTGCCGATTCGCAACATGCCGAGTTGCCAGAGGACAGTTAATTGGGAGTGTGGTTTCATGGGTTTGGTTTGGTTGGGTTGGTTTGGGTTGGGTTGGGGGAGACTAGTGGGTGCTGCAGACAATCCAGAATGCGCGCAGAATGACGACAGGAGCAGCCAAGCCAAGCAAGGTGCCGGTGATGAGCAGAGTGGATTCGACAGTGGAGAGGATGCGTGTGAACATGCGTTGAATATGCGCAGAGCACAGAGGGAGTGCAAGAAGTTTGTGCGTTTATTTTGCGTGGGGGGAGAGGGGAGGATCTGACGGCCTCGTCAGCACCCGCGTCACGGGTGGACGCCCCGGGGGGCGTTTCGGCCTTAAACTGCAAGCGCCCGCTCCGCTGACTGCTTGATGCAGGTGTCCACGACCATTTTTGCAAGCCCTAAGGTTGGCTCGCTGTTGTCCCAATTTTCCTCTCCGGGAGCAAAAATGTTCCACTCTATACTGTTTGCCTCGGAACATCCAAGAGTGCCGTAGTCGAATCGCTTAATGGTCCAGCCTCTGTAGAGGTAGTGACCTGCGGCAACTTTCTTTGCTGTGTGAACTGCTTTGCGTTTGTTGTTCTTTTTCATGTGCTTAGGTTGGTTTGGTTGTTTGTACTGATTCACTGACTACGCACAATCTAAGTGAGAAGGCGACTGGGTGCAAGATCTTTTTACGCTTTTTTTATGTAGGGGGAGAGGGGAGACTGGGAAGGGGTTGAATACGTGGGGATTAAGTAGGGAGAAAAAAAAGTGGAGGCAGTCTAAAAAAGAGTGAAGATAGAGGAATGCAAAAGGGAACTGTTCCAAAGCAATTCGAGGCGCATCTACTCAAAGCTGGTGAGCGAACTGTAGGCCGCGCCAAAGGAACACAGAACAAACTCACCGTTTCGATCCGTGAAGCAATCGAACACGCATTCGATGAGCTGGGCGGAGCTGGCTATCTGGTGCACGTTGGCCGCAGCGACCCGCGCACATTCTGCGCCTTACTTGGAAAGTTGCTCCCGACTAAACTCGCCAACGCAGATGGCTCGCCATTACTAGCCGCGCTCACCGAGTTGACTGACGCCCAGTTGGAAGCACGCACGGCACGTGCTCTTGCTGATGCCCAGCGTGCCGGCTTAATGGCTCCGTCTGATGCCGCGTCTAGCGTGCCGGTACTGGATGTGCAGGCGGAGGTTGTGGAGCCGATACAGGGGCAGACAGAGGGTGAGAGTCTATAACGCCATACAACACAAATCATATGGAGTTCGTTTGCCTGATTATCAGGGACTTACGCAGATAGATATCCTACTGATGTGGTGGAGTATAGCTGGACCGGTGGACTCAACCGCAATCGTGCGCAACAACAGCGCACGATACCAGCCATTGCACGCACGCAAAGGGCCCTTGCGCTGGCGATTGATGGCAAGTAAGGACAATACAGCAGACTCGGCACAAGTGGCATCGTAACGCAGTTTAAACGCGTGCGCACATACTCGCGCACATACTCGCGTGCGTACGCACATGTACGCGTAACGTGTACGCGTACGCACACATACACACGCGTACGCGTATACGCACGCACGCGCCCGCGTCACCCCCAGGCGCGCGCGTATAGAAAAGAAAGTCGAGGTCCCTACACAACCGCCCTTTCCCCTCTGTACAACCAGTAAACAAGTACCCCCATCACCCTTAGCTCTTCATCTATCCAGCCCAGTCTCCCTCTCCCTCTTTTTTCCAGTTGCACAAACATGCCTTCATGCTATCTCTCCCAGAGTTATGGAAACACTAATTAAGGTCCGCAAGCCTCGTACTCGCAAAGAAACTAATCCTCAGATTAGTGCATTAAAGAAATCCGTTAGCGCAGCTCTCAAGGCAGCCTGGATGGTTGAGTCTGTAAAGACTCGGCAAGAGAAAGCAGTGCGTAGAAGCAGGGTTACGCTGGAAGCTAAAGTCGAAGAGCAGCGTGAGGCGCTCAAGGCGATTAAGGCTAGTGTAGACGCCTTCCTAGTGGCACTCACCCCAGAGGCCGGCATCACCCCAGAGACTACCCCTGTCACCCCAGCGGGCCAGACTCTGGTAGAAACCTTCTCTGGTCCTCTTTCAGAAGATCAGCCCACCGTAGTCCTCGACCCTAGCGCCGCTGCTTAGTTTACTCTAGAGCCCGCCAAGGCTAGGTGACGGCTTGGAGAGACAGCGCCAGTTTGTTTATGGTTGAAAAAGAAGAAGAAATCCTAGCAACTGTTTTAGAAGGATTAAGATGTGCTCTTTCTGTAGCGTTTTCTCAAAAAGCCTCAGATAGTTACATGAATGCAATTGATGGAGCTATGGTTGCAATTCAAGAGAGATTGCACTTGCTTACTCAAGAATCAAAGTCAGACAGTTAAAACCTTCCGCGACACCTGCGTGGCTTCGACCTTCTCGGGGCTAAAAGTGGTGCGACAGCAGGAGAGACTGCCCTTTTCTATGGACCTCAACTCTATCCCAGAAGAAGCGCAACAGGCTGCTGATATCGCCTATGCGCTCTTGCTTAACTCGATGTCTAGAGACATGGACTACGAAGAGTTCACTTTTGACTTGGAAGGCGGGCCAGACGATGGAGTCGAGTACAAGGTAATCGTGATGAAAGTATGAAAAATACTTGCACGATTCTTGGAGATCTTTCAACCTACATGCCAACCAGTCAACCCGGGGGTATGGCTGGATGGGAAAGCAAACAGGCCCGGCCCATCGTGTGATGGTGTCCGGGTTTTTCTTTGTATGATTGTAATGCCTGCAAATTCTAGTGGTTGGTTCTGGCATTGTTTAGCCAGAGAGACAGGCAAGTTTGGTCACTTGTTTAGCCCTGGTGCTCAACGTGGTCCTTGGCCTTGGTTTCCTTACGCTTTGGACAACGGAGCGTTCTCTGCGTGGAATCCAAAAGACAACACATTCAACGAAGCCAAATGGAACGAGTACGACTGGAGGTGTCTAGTGACTTGGGCAGCGAGTCAGGCACAAAGGCCAAGATGGGCGATTGTTCCAGACCGTCCGGGGTGTCACGAGACAACTATTGCGAAATGGTCGCAGTACGCTGGCATCGTAAAAGAGAACGAAATCCCGCTGGCTATAGCTGTTCAGAACGGCATGACAGCACAGATGGTTAGGGCACTTGATCCTTTGCCAGATGTGATTGCCGTAGGTGGTTCTACAGAGTGGAAGTGGGACACCATAGAGATGTGGGTAGACGAGTTTGAACGTGTTCACTTGTTGCGCTGCAACGCTCCTGACAAGCTGCAATACCTCGAAGACCTTGGTGTCGAGTCTTGTGATGGGACAGGCTGGTCGCGTGGAGATAGGACGCAGACAAAGGGACTGGAAGCGTGGGCAAGGCGAAACCCAACTCCACGGGCAGACTCTATCGCTGACTTCGTGTGTAGGCAGCCTAAAGACAAAGAACAGATGTTCTTCGCCTGATTATGAACGACGTTTACCACCCCAAGCACTACACTGAACACCCTAGTGGCGTGGAATGTGTGACCATTGCAGAGGCGTTTAACTTCAACCTCGGCAACTGTATCAAGTACATCTGGCGAGCTGGGCTTAAGAGCCAAGACCCAGTGGAGGATCTTAAGAAGGCTGCTCAGTACATTAAGTTTGAGATCGCTAGGATTCAGAGGAGCAGAGGGTAATGAGTGATCTTCTCGATAGTCTCGATAAGAACCTAGAGCTGACTCTCTTGCTGGAAGAGTCTCTGAGGCGCCGGAAGGAGCGTAAGATCGGCACCTACTTCCCTGATGCAGGCGAGTATCGTCGCGAACTGTATCCCAAGCACATTGCTTACTTTGCGGCAGGGGCACGGTATAGGGAGCGGCTCATGATGGCAGCTAATCGTATTGGCAAGACTGAGTCGATTGGCGGGTACGAGATGGTGCTCCACATGACTGGCAGGTATCCAGCTTGGTGGGAGGGCAGGAAGTTTGATAGGCCAGTGAGTGCCTGGGCGGCTGGGGACACTGGCAAGACGACTCGTGACATTCTTCAGATGAAGTTGCTAGGGCCGCCTGGGGAGTTTGGCACGGGGCTTATCCCTAAGGCAGATCTCATCAAGACTACTGCCAAGGCTGGTGTGGCAGAAGCTATCGAAGTCATTACTGTTAGGCACGCGAGTGGAGGAGAGTCTCGCCTTACATTCAAGTCCTACT